ATGGCACTCTCGGTGCAATGACGTTGACCAGGGCGCCGTTCTATTCGCTGTACGCGAAACCGCGCTCGATCGAGTCCGTCGAGCCCGCATTCGGTCCCATCGAGGGCGGGACCGTGATCGTGATCCGGGGCCGCAAGCTGGCCCCGGTCGGGAACGTCATCATCGGGACGCAGCTCGCGACCGGGCTCGGGAACATCGACGATGACGCGATCACCTGCACAACGCCGGCGGGGCAAAGCCCCGGCCCGAAAACCGTTTGGGTGGTGACGATCGGGATCGGCGGGGCCGTCACGAAACCGAGCGGATTCACTTACGGGAACGTCGTCCCGTCGCTCGAATCGATCACCCCGAATCACGGCCCGCGCACCGGCGGGACGCCGGTCGAGATCAAAGGGCATTGGATCGGCGGCGCGAGCGGCGTTCGGTTCGGGTTCGCCGACGCGCCCGCGCCGGTGACGATCGACGATGAAACGATCCAGACCGTAACGCCGGCGTCGATCGGGCTAATCACGATTCCGCACACGGTCTTTGTCGATTTCGACGACGGCCGGGCGACGTTGCAGAATTTGCTCTTCACTTACGAGCCGGTCGAGTGAAGCTGCTCGGCCGCCGGCGCTCGACCCTCGAAGCGGCCATGTCCGACGAACAACGCGCCCGGGCGCTCGGGCTCGCCGACATGTTCCCCGGCGCGGTCGGCAAGCTCCCCTCGATCGACCCGACCGATCGCTGGCCGGTGTCACGCGCCGAGGCCGAATCGGTGCCGGCCGTCGAGGCGGCGCTCGTCATCATCGCGGGCCGCGGCTCGACGCTCCCGTTACGGCGCTGGGGCCCGAGCGGCGATCCGATCGAGCCCGGATCGTTCATCCGCCAGCCCGAGCCCGACGACAATCGCCCGTTGCAATGGACGCTCCTGCACACGATCCGCGACATGGCGCTACTCGAACACGCGTACTGGCGCGTGCTGCTCCGCGACTCGCGGGGGTTCCCGATCTCGGCCGTGTGGATCCCGAACGAGGACGTCGCCCCGGTCACCGTGCACGTTCCGGGCTCGGGAACCGTCACGGTCGCATGGCGCATCGGCGGCGAGGAGTACCCGCTGCGCGACGTGATCGCGTTCACCGGCCCGGTCGCCGGCGGATGGTGCGGGGCGGGGTCGAGGATCATCCGCACGGCGATGGCGCTCGAACGGGCGGCCCGGCGGTACGCGGAAGAGCCCCTCCCGCAAACGGTGCTCAAAAACACGAGCGGCGTCGATCTCCCCGAGCCGAAAGTCGAGGCCTTGCTCGATCAATGGCGCAAGGGCCGACAGGACCGCACGACCGCGTATCTCAACTCGGCGGTCGACATGCAAAATCTCGGCTGGGCGCCCCGCGACATGCAGCTCGTCGAGGGGCGTCAACAGGTCGTGATGGAAATCTCGCGACTCTCGGGGATCCCTTCGGGATTGCTCGGCGCCGCGGCGTCGGGGACGTCGCTCACTTACCGCAACATCGAGGGCGAACGGAATCAGGCTTACGAGGGGATGCTCCCGTTCCTCGCCGGCATCGAGACGCGTCTCTCGATGGGCGACGTGACACCCCGCGGGCAATCGGTGCGGTTCGACCTCTCCGCGCTGACGCGCCCCGACATGTCGACCGTGATCTCGCTCGTCCGCGAGCTCGCGCTCGGCGATGACCCGCTCCTAACCCGCGAGGAGGGCCGCGCCATGATCGGCGTCCCCCGCGTGGCCCCCGCCGGCGACGAGCCCGCCGCGCTGCTCCCGACTCCCGGCTCGGCCCCGGTCGACTGATGGAGCGGCTCTTGTGGATGGTGGCGGCCGGCCCGGTGTCGATCGACCGCACCGCGCGCACCGTGCGCGGGCTGGCGGCGCCGTGGGGAAAGCCGGGATGGGTGCAAGGGGTCGAGCTGCCGATCCTCCTCCTCCGCGGCTCGCTCGAAATCGATACTCGAGCGCGGCTCCTCCGCTCGCACGATCCCGACCGCGTCGTCGGTCGCCCGCTCACATGGGGCGACCATTCGGACGGGCTGCGGTCGGTGTTCCAAATCTCGCGAACCCCCGAAGGTGACGACGTGCTCGTCGACGCGGAAGATCGGATCCGCGACGGGCTCTCGATCGGCGCCGATCTGTACGACCTCACCGAAGAGGCCGGGGTTCTCGTCGTGCGCGCCGGGGTGGTGCGCGAAGTCTCACTCGTCGGGATGCCGGCGTTCGCTGACGCGCGGCTCGAATGAAGGGATAAGGCAATGGCAAACAAGGCACAGCGGCGCCCGCGTCGCATCACCGCGGAAGAGCCGGCAACCTTCCGACCCCCATCGATCACAGCCGACGCACCGGCCCCGGGGGCTCCCGCGGCTGGCGCGCCCGCGCCGGCCGGCGGTGCACCCGCTCCCGCCCCCGGCGCGCCAGCTCCCGCCGGCGGCGCCCCCGTTCCGGCTGGCGCTCCCGCCGCGCCGGCCGGTGGTGCACCCGCGCCCGCCCCACCCGCGGCCCCTGCCGGTGGATCGCCGAGCCCGGACCCCGGGACGCCGGTCGCTGGCGCACCGGGCGCCCCGGCGGCCCCTGCTCCCCCGGGGGCCCCGGCGGCCCCGGATCCGAACGCGGCGGCGAACGTGCACCTCCCCGACGTGCTCGCCGCGCTCGGCGTCCGGGTGCCGGCGTCGGTGCGCGTCACGCGCGAACCGTCCCCGTATGACCCGACGACACAAGAGGGCCGGGATCGCTCGTTTTTCGCTGACGTCCGGGGGGCCGCCATCGGCGACCCCGAGGCCCGCCAGCGCGTCGCGCAATTTCAGGCGCAGCTCTCCGACTACATACGGGCCGCGATGGACACCGGCGGGACGTCCGACGCGATCCCGCCGGCGTGGGGCGGCCGGTGGTACGTCGAGGAGATCGAGCAAATGCGCCCGGCGATCTCGTCGTTCGACTCGACCCCGATCACCGATCCCCGCGAGATCCCGATCCCGGCGTTCGACGGGACCGAGCCGGCGCAGCTCGTCGCCGAGCACGTCGAGGGCGATCCGCCACAGCGCGGCGAAGTGAAGGTGAAGCAAATCCCGATGAAGCCGAAGGGCTACAGCGGCGAGACGCAGATCACCCGCGAGCTGCTCGACTCCTCGCCCGCACTCGTCGACCGCATGGTTTCCGAGGCGCTGATGGAGAGTTACGCGCAGGTCACCGAGGCCGCGTTTGTGGCGGTGCTGAACGCCGGCGCGAACCCCGGCGTCCCGGGCGGCGCGTCGGCGGCGTCACTCGAACAGGCGATCCGGGCGACCATCGCCGCATTCCCGACGACGCGGTTCCGGCTCGGCGGCCGGGTGCTCCCCTCCGCGGCGCATTACGGCGCGCTCGCGACGGCGAACATCGACGGGCGCCCGCTGATGCCCTATGTCGGGTACGGGCCGACGAACGCGCCCGGTGTCGCCGGCGGCGCGTATGCGCGGATGGAGATCGCCGGCGTCGAGACGGTCCCGTCATGGGCGAACCCGGCGAACCGGACCCTCCTCCGGGCCGCGAGCTCCGACGCGATGACGTTCGAGTCGACCCTCCTCGATTTCCGTTTCTACGAGAAGGACGGCCCGCACCTCATCGATTACGCGGTGTTCGGGTATTTCGGCGGTGTCGTGCGCCAGCCCCGCGGCGTGATCGGCATCACGTCGACGGCGGTCCCGACCGCGGCCGAAGAGGCCGAGCCCGCCGGCGCCGGATCGGGCGGTACTCGTCGAGGGGCGAAGGCTGAGTGACGACCGGCCCCGTCACCGTGGAGGAGGTGCGTCACCGGCTCGGCGGCGCCCCCTCCGCGGCCGACGAGGATCTGAAAGATGCACTCGACACGGCCGTCGCTCACATTCGACCGCTACTCGAAGAGGCGCACCGCGACCCCGAGGAGTGGCCGGCCGATTTGCACGACGGAGTATTACTAGCTGCGGTGCTCACCTATCGGAATCAAGAGTCGCCGCACGCGTCGCCGGGCGAGGGCGAAGAGGGCCGGCCGGCCGTTCCCCCGATCACTTGGGATCCGCGGGTTCGACAACGGCTCGGGCAGTATTTCGACGCCGGCGTGTGGGTGGGCTGAGGTGTGTCGTCGTTTCTCACCGAACGCCGCGAGACGCTGGCCCACGCGCTCGCCGGCGCAACGCTGAGCGCGGTCGGGGCGGTCGAGTCCGTAAAGACTCTGCCGGCGATCGTGCTCGAACCGAGCCCGCAATGGCTCGACGCGCAGCTCTCCCCGTCCGGGCCCGGGCGCCAGGTCGTGTGTCAACTCCGCGGCCGGCTGCTCGTGAAGGCGGCCGAATCGGAGGGGGCGCTCGACGCGCTCGAAGAGGAATTCGAGGGGATTCTCGAACGGCTCCCGAAACACTGGCGGTTCGATCGAGCCGAACCGCCGGCCCCGCTGAAAGCCGGCGAGATCGACGCGCTCGGTGTCGAATTCTTCGTCTCGTTTAACTACTCGCTCACCCCATAGGAGAGGAGATCCGAAAATGGCAAAGGCGACCGCGGTGGCGTTGCTCCCCGCACAATTCACGATCAAGGTCGGGGCGCTCGAAGTCACGAAACAAATGTCCGAGGCGACACTGAAATTCGACACGTCGGTAACGACGGTCCGCACGCTCACCGAAGAGACGGATCTCGCGACCGGCGAGAAATGCACGATGACGCTCGCCGGGTATCAAGACTGGACCGAGGGCGAGGACGATTCGATCTGTTGGGCGCTGTGGAACAACGCGCTAAAGACGGTCGCGTTCACGGTCGAGGGCGAGGACGAGGACGGCGCCAGCGTGACGGCGACGGGGACGTTCCAGGCCCGAAGGCCTTCGTTCGGCCCGACCGCCGACGACGCGGCCCGGTTCTCGATCGACATTCCGGTAACGGGGATCCCCGACCTCGATTTCGCCGAGGCCCCGGCGGCGCCGTAAGGCATGGCGCAGACGCCGGCGTTCGAGGTTCGGGGCGGGCCCGAGCTGCGCCGCGCTCTGCGCGCGCTCGAAGCGGATCTCCGCGATCTCTCGACCTTGCACAAAGAGGCGGCGACCGTTGTCCGCGACGCGGCGGCCGGCGAGGCTCCGCACCTAACGGGGCGGCTCGCCGGATCCTTGCGCCCGACGTCGACCCGAACTCGAGCGCGGGTCGAGTCCCGGCTCCCGTACGCGCTCCCGATCCACTACGGGTGGCGCCGGCGTCACATTGCGCCGAACCGATTCGGCGATCGGGCGATCGCGAAAACGCAATCGCGCGTGATGAAGCTGTACGAGGCCGGGATCGACCGGCTCCTAAAGAAAGCCGAGAGGTGACGCGATGACGACGATCGACGTCGGGGCGCTGGCCGGGATCACGGTCCGCGATCTCGGCGACCTCGAAGAGCAAATGGGAAAGCCGATCGGCACGCTCTTCGAGGCGCTGAGTGAAGGGGATCTCTCCGGGCTCGATGCGCGCACGCTGGCGGGGCTCTTGTGGCTC